GGCGTATAAATACCTATACTGCTGTCGGTCGGCAATGATATCTAGACCGTGTGTGACATATGTCGCACTAACATTATTATAAGGAGTACCCGGTATGGCCATAGGTCGTATATCTGGGTCTGTACTGAAGTCGAATCTGACTAGGAACGGTACTGACCTGGCATTTGAAACAAACCTACTGTATCTCGACGTAACTAACAGTCGTGTGGGTATTGGTACTTCAGAACCCACAACAGCATTACAAGTAAACGGAACGGTAACAGCCACAGCGTTCGCTGGGGATGGATCTAACCTGACGGGCATCAACGTTGACACCAACATACAGTTGGTGGGAGACGATTCAACAGGTGCCACACTGGGCACCGGTGAGACATTCAAGATAGCGGGCGGTACCAACATCACCACAGCGGTCAGTGGTGACACACTTACAATAACAGGTGCCACTCCAGCGGTCACCGCGATGAACAATGCAACAGCCAATGAACTAGTGACTGTTGGATCAACAACAACAGAACTAGACGGTGAGGCAAACCTCACATTCGATGGAAGCACACTTGCTGTTTCAGGTGCACAGACCATCACAAACACATCAACAGGTGATAGCCTTTTAATTACAACCACAGAAGACAGTTCAACAGCGGCACCTGTAATCACACTTAAAAGGAACAGTTCAAGTCCAGCAGATGCGGACTACCTTGGACAGATCAAATTCAAAGGTGAGAATGATGCAGACCAAGAGGTCGTGTATGCCAAGATCACAGCAAAAATACTGGATGCCAGTGATGGCACAGAAGACGGTATCATAGAATTCGCACACAAGAAGGCAGGTTCAAACGTAATAACAGGAAGATGGAGATCAGACTCTCTACAATTACTTAATGGTACTTCACTGACAGTGGCAGGTGATACCACAATAACAGGTTCATTGATTGCAGACGGATTAAGTTACCCAACATCGGATGGTAGTGCAGGACAGGTCCTTAAGACAGACGGTTCCGGAAATCTAAGTTTCACAACAATATCAACCAACAGTGTCTCACAAGGTGATTCCAATGTCACAGTAACAGACTCCGGCACAGGAGCAATAACCGTGGCCGCGGATGGTGGCACGATAATCACCATGAATGCCACAACTGTTTTGGATGCATCAGCGGTGACCAACGCCATAAGATTACCCAACGGTACCACAGCACAAAGACCAAGCGGTGCGGTTGGTGAGATAAGATACAACAGTTCAACAGACACCATAGAGGGCTATACCACCGCGGGTGGATGGGCACAACTTGGTGCGACTAGTTCTACCGCAGAGAACACAGACGACACGTCCACGTCAAGTGCCACAGCAATGAGCACCACACAAGGTGTTATAAACCAATTTACAATTGGCAGTTTTGACAGTGCATGGTACCTGGCCGTAACCAGAGACGAAATCAACAATGAGGTTGCTACTGCCAAGTACAGTTTGGTACACAACGACTCAGATGCTTTCGTGGCACACTCACACATAGTGGAGTCTAACAGCTCAAATTCATACCTAACAGTGCAGGCAGATGTGACTGGAGGTAATACGAGACTATTGGGAACAGGTGGTAGCGTTGTAAACTCTGTTTCCACATACAGGATCGCAATAGGTGATAACACCACAGCAGGCACGACAGGTAATGTGACCACTACAATCAACACGGACGTTGACAGTGCCGCTGAGAAGATAGACGGTTGGGCATTGGCAAGTTACAGAGGTGCGAAATATTACATATCTGTGAACAACACCACAACAGGCGAAGTGTCAAACACAGAGGCACTGGTGGTGCACGACGGTTCCACAGCATTCATCACACAATACGGAAACGTCAACACTGGAAACAACGACCTTATCACACTGACCGCGGAGGTGGACTCCACGGAGGTTGTAGTCAAGGCATCAGCACAGGCACCCAATTGCCGTGTGACAACATACAGGATTTTACTCGCAGATGACGAAGGAGCATCAGCAGGTGACAACATTAACGTAGTGGAGGCAACAACAGTAAGTTCTACTGCCACAACAATTGATTCGTTCAACACGGCAACATACACAGGTGCGTTCTACGTGTTCACTGGACACAACGCTACGGAAGGTGCGTCCAGCATATCAGAGGTCATGGTAGTTGCCAATGACGAAGCATACATTGGTACTGGACCAGTTGTAAGTACGAAAGGTACAGATCAGTTGGACTTCACAGCCAGCCTATCAGGAAGCACAGTCACAGTCAAAGCGGCATCAACATCAGGTTCAAGTACAACCGTTAACGGATACAGGGTACACATGCTGAGGGGATCAGCAGGTGCATCAACGGCAGACACGGTGTTGGTTTCAACAGAACAGACCATAACGGGAGCGAAGACATTTGACAGTGCGTTGGCATTGACCGTGGGCAGTGATCCATCTACTGTGGCCAACAAGGCCCACATATACGCCAAGGACGACTCGTCTAGTGCTGAAGTGTTCGTGAGGGACGAAGCAGGAAACGTCACTAAAATATCTCCTCACAACGAACAAGGTGAGTGGGAATACTTCTCAAGGAACGTAAAAACTGGAAAAACTGTGAGGGTGAACATGGAAGAGATGATCCGTGATATAGAAAAACTTACAGGTAAATCTTATATAAAAAACAATTAGACTATTAAATCCAATATAGTCTGTAACTTACCTTTTATACTTTTATTATTCAAAGTATTTTTAAGTCCCATGTGTAGATTCTTGGGCCAACATTCAAATGCAGTCCAACAGTAACCTGAATGTTCATCATTTAACTTGGGTATGAATTCTGCATCTATGGCTATGAGATATGTGTGAAAGAAAAACTTCTGATCGTTCGAAGTAAACATTTCTAATGGAATTACTTTCTTGAACTTGGGTAATCCTCCTGTCTCTTCCTCTACTTCACGTTTAAGCCCTTCAAAGGCACTCTCCGTGAATTTACTTTTACCACCAACCAATCCCCACATGCCTTGTGTTTTCCGATCAGTTCTCTGTAGGAATAGGAAACGTTTGGTGCTAGTTGCGTAGAACAGGGCACCCGAACAGACTATGTTTTCTTTCATGCTATATTATAACAACTATGGGGTGGTAGCGTCAAGGCTTGAGTTGTATCCTGGATCTGCCCCGCCGTCCAGCACTATGCTCCAGTTACCTTGTGTGTACACACCCTCGTATGATTTGACCCATTCCGTTCCATTGAATCTATACTGTATTCCTGTGTTAAGATTGGTAACATAGTGCAGTGTGCTGTCTGGATTGGAAGCGTCAAACACTTTTAACCATTTACTCTGAGACGAGTTGTATTCAATAATGTCACCCACGTTGGCGATCAAAGTCCCCCAGGTTTGGCTTTGGAAACTGGCCGTGCTATCTCCCACATCATTGATGATCAAGTACCTGTCACCATTAACAGGTATACCTGGATCAAATGTTGCAGGATTTATTATCTTCTTGACCGCTGTCAGCGTGTTGCTTGGTATTGTGTCGCCGTCGATTGTGTACAATAAAATAGTGTCATCCAGCGTTGACGTTGCTATGGTTCCGATGATCTCGTTTCCGTTTGGTTGTGTCAATCTAATTTGTGATGTGCCGTTTGTGACCTTGCCATACTGATCCAGTAGAACTTTCCAGTTCACTGCTGGACCGAATGTTTCAAATGGATCATAGTTGTTGGGCTCGTTCGCTCCTGTCTGGAATCCATCGCCACCCGACTTGACATTTGTACCCGTTGATCCTAACAATCGTAGTTGATTGCCCGTGACCAACAATCCAAAGTTGTTTGGCGTGATGTAACTTCTCGATGTAAGTTCCCCGTCTATCAATCCTTTGGCTATGCCACCATCGTCGTCGTATATACTCATTATTATCTTTTGTACAACACCTAATTTCTTGACTTTCACCGGTGGTGATAACCATATTGGCATACTGAATGTCAGTGTTGCGACATCTATCTCTGAATCTGCACCTACTGGTATGGTCCTCGAACTGAACGTTGTACCTGTCAATTCAACATAACTCAAACTGGTCCAGTCGATATAGTTGTCTGTTTTCTGTATCTCGAAGTCTGGGTTGAATAGATACAATATTTGTTCCATTATCTGTAGTTTCTGATCCGTGTTTGTGGTCCAAATGTCCGCCGACACCTCCATCCTGAACGGAGATGGCATCACTTTCTCAACGGTGTATCCTGCACCCATCTCGTTGGTGTAGTTTCCATCTGCGTCTATGCCTCTTTCTCTCAAATGTTGTTTCTCTATGTGATAAGGATTCTGCATCCTATCCCTGTCGTAATTCAGTTCTCTCACATACGCCGCTATCCTCGGTGCGTACTGTAGTGCGTTCTCTGAATTGTTCCTGATGATGTTTGCGACCTGTCTTGTTGGATCTCCGTACACCACCGGCACTGCCCTTAGTTGTACAGAACCATCACTGCCTTTGCCCGTCTCCACGGAAAAGTTACTCAAGATCCTAATGAATTGAGTGAGGAATTTCCTAACCTGTCCTTCGTAAAAGTGTAGCATTCTTAATTGTCAGCCTTTGGTTTCAGTGCATCTGTTAATGACTGTCTCTGTTTAACTGTTAATCCGTTTATTGTTGATTCTGTTGCATTGTTTACAAAACTTGTTTTGTAGTTTCCTCTAGAATCGTTGTTCGTTGTAGTTATTCTCACACTGTCCTCGATTTTGACCCATCTGGTTCCATCGTACCTGAACAATCTGTTGGGTAAAAAATCTGTCCTCAAGAAGTAATCGCCTTTGTCAACGCCGGAAGTTGGAAATGTTATTCCAAAACCTGCTGGATTTCCGTTTGGTGCGACACCATCGCCATCTAGATAGAAACCATAATGAGAACTTGCAGGTGTGTCTATAGTCGCATTAACAATTTGATCGCTACTTGCTCTTTGCTCTTCTGTGTTTACATTATCTGTCCTGATGTTCCCTCTTTCGTCTATTGGTGCAACATAATATTGTTTGTAGTTGAATCCTGCCTTTGGTGCGTCTTGCTCTGCCTGTGCCACAACTTGATCGTTTATAGTTTTTTCTCTGTTGTAGGTACTCATATAACTGGCAACAGATCCTTCGGTTGTTGCATCACCAATTATGTCTTTGAATTCTTGTGCGTCAACTAGGGTTTTCATTTTTAATCTTAGTAAGTGTGGCCACCAAGTCTGTGAAAATCCTTCTGCCGCTCTGTTTACATCTTCTACAACATAATATCTTTTCAATGCAATTGGTACGCTTTCGTCTAACGAATAATCTTCTTTCATGTGCGGAAATTCAATTACATCACCGCTCATTGGCTTCCTGCCTATTCTCTCTACTATATCATTCAGATGCACAGTCAAAAACAATGTGTCGTTCTGTAAGAACATGCCAAACTGTGATAGATTGAAATCTGCATCTTGTACGTTGTATATTCCCCTGACAGTATAAATGTCGCTTGAATATTTTCTATCCCTGTTTTCTAAAAATAACAAATCCTGTATGGTCGTTTCGTTTAGATCACTTCCGGTTACCCTGGGCTGGCTAGGTGATGCAGGGCCGTCCTTGTTTGTGTC